AGATTATTCAGTGTAATACTGACGGAGTCGTCTACAGGGCTAAATAGGGCCTTAAACAGGCGATTTCAGATGCTATTAAGGAGGTAGAAGCCCTTACTAGACTGGAATTTGAATCTGATGAGTATGAAGCATTCTATCAATACGCTATCAATGACTACTTTGGTGTCTTGAAAGATGGGAAGATAGAAGAAAAAGGTATGTTTATTACAAAAAACAAGTTAGGCAAAGGACTTGCACCTGTGGTAATACCAAAGGCGGTAATAAACTACTTTGTGAAAGGAGAACCAGTTGAAGAATTTATTAAATCTGATGGAGACATCAGGGATTTCCTTATGAGCCAACAGGTTGATAAGAAGTTTGAAGCGTGGCACGGGGAAAATCGAGTGCAGCGCATTAATAGATTCTATGCAAGTACCGATGGAGCATATCTATTTAAAAGAGATAAGGAAGGAAAAGAAGTCCACACTCTTATGGATTTGTTCGATAAGGCACAAAATATGCTAACTAAATCAGGAGTAACAATCTTGAATCAGTTATACGATACTACTGTAGAAGGTCGTAAGATCAACTATAGGTACTATATCAGCGAAGCCAAGAAGATTATTTCTGACTTTACTGAACAACAATTAGAACTATTTTAATATGATTATTGAAGTAGATACTAAAATCCTGGACGCGTTTCCAGGTCTCAATTCAAATCAGTTAATTTTCTTAAGTATGATATTGGGTAAGAATCAACCAAAATATCAAGACGTCCGCAAATTAGTCAGCCTTATAAGCGACGAAGAAATATCATACTTAATTACTCAAGAACTAGTAACCGCGATAGAGAGCGGTGAGTCAATTACATATCAACCTACAGATAAGCTTATTTCTGCGGTTAAACCTGAGAAAGACTATTTCGATGTGTTTTATGATATGTACCCAGTGTACGTAATACGAGCAGATGGGAGTAAGTCCTACTTGCGAGCTAACGTTAACAAGTGCCGTCATTTCTTCAACAGTAAATGTGGAAGAAGTTCTGCAATGGCAGAGCATTTAATCAATTGTCTAGATTATGAAGTTTCAAAGCGTATGCGAGAAGGTTCTCTGGGCTATATGATGACAATGTGGAACTGGTTAACACGTAGTCAATGGGAAGCGATTGAGGAAGAAATGCAAGATACAACTAAACAAGCTGTAAACTCTTATGGAACAGAACTTATCTAATATGGTCCGACCTATGAAGGTGGTTGCTCAAGAAGCAATTAACTATGTAGAAGGACGCAAGAATCACAATGTGGTTTCTTTGCAAACTAGATGGAAGAAGTTCAATAAGCAGTGTATGGGAGGTATTGAACCTAATACCGTCATCACCATAGCAGGTATTTCTGGAAGTGGAAAAAGTTCATTCGTGAACTGTATCCAAACTGATTTGATAGAGCTAAATCCCGAAAGGAATGTAATAGTTCTGAACTTCTCGTTAGAGATGGTTGCATTTAGGCAAGTTGGAAGGACGCTTTCCCATAAGCTCAGGAAAACGACTTCGACTTTGTATAGTTCGGAAACGAGCCTTGACGACGCCACTTTTGGCCAGGTCGTTAAAGTATGCAATCAGCTAAAGGAGTATCCTATTTACTTTGTAGATAGTCCTACTACTCCCATGCAAGTTCAAGAGATTATATTTAGTTTTTATAATACGTATGTAAAAGGTACGGGGAAACATTTCGTCATATTATATGACCATGCCCTGTTAACCAAACCAATCGGATCCGTATTGGAGACGATTGCAGAGTTGCAACGTGTTTTCATTCAGGTCAAGAAATTGCCCATGACATCTGTTATACAGATTGCTCAGATGAATCGAAATATAGAAGCTCCTGAAAGGATTAATAATCCGCTATCGCATTACCCTATGCGTAGCGATTTATCATCGTCTGATGCAATTTTCCAAGGCAGTGATTATGTCATGGCTCTACATCGACCAGAGATTTTGAACATCTTAGAATATGGTCCAAATCATTTACCTACTCAAAACAAGGTATACGTGCACATCTTAAAGAATAGAGATGCTGGTAAGCCTTGCATACTCGAATTCGAGAACGACCTTATGTTCAACAACCTCATTGAATGTTAATGCATCAGACTAGTATTAACGTTTTAAAAGAAAGGCTGAATTATGATTACAAAGTATACTTTTTCTCTTAAGGATAATAACAAGACTAACAATACCTTTTGCAGCAATTGTCCGCTGTATAGCAAGTCAACAGACTATTCTAAGATGCTTGATGATCTTATCAATGCTGATATAAAGGAGAAGAATCCTTGGTTGTTTACTGACAGTACTCCTAAGACTGAGACTATCAAGATTAAGATTAACGGTAATACCGCTAATACTTTCAAGATGACCGATGTGTATAACTTCTTCAACGGTTACAAGTTTACTAACAAGTGTCCGTTTATCAAGGATAAGATTTATTATCTCGCAGATGGTACTCCTTTCTACCTGACTGATGACTACATCACGATTGGTTTTAATACGTACTACTTCTACGAGTTCGGTAACCCCATTTTTATTAATGGTTTGACCGATAGCTTCAAGAAGACTATTGCTACGATTTACATTGATGGTCTGAAGATTACAATTAAGAAATAATTTAGTATAATATGAGCTTAGTACTACCAACACAACCAGTTCCTGCGACTTCGGTTAATCCCCAATATTTAATTTTATATGGGCTTCCGAAATCAGGAAAGACCAGCTGTGTTGCTCAGATACCTAACAATTTGATTATAGACCTCGAAGGAGGTTCTACTTTTATTGATGCTATGGCTGTACAAGCACGCACGATAGAAGATCTTGGTCAAATTGCTCAGGCTATTCGAGCAAAGAACGATGAAGTTGGTCATAAATTTTATAAACATATTACAATTGATAATGCAACTCGTCTAGAGGACATTTGCATGGGTTACGCTTGCACATTGTATCGTCAAACCGAACTAGGTAAAAACTGGAAAGGCAACGATGTTACAACACTTGCTCGTGGTGCTGGATATAGTTATCTTCGAACAGCAGTAAAGAAGGTAATTGACATGTTCAAAGAACTCTGTGATGAGTTTATACTTATAGGACATGTCAAAGACAGTATCACGGATAAAGATGGCCAAGAAGTCAATGCCAAAGAAATCGACCTCGTTGGAAAACTTGGGAAGATTGTGTGTGGTATGGCCGACGCTGTCGGGTACGTTTACCGGAAAGACAATGAAACTCACATTTCATTTAAATCCGGCGGAGATGGAACAATTATGGAAGCACGCGCTAGACATATCGCAGGCAAAGACATTGTTATCGCAACAGGTAACGATGATGGAAGCATAACAACATATTGGGATAAAGTTTATAAACCTGAATAAAATCTAAGGAACTATGTATAGTACAAAAACAGCAACAACAAACAATCAGGAGTTTAATAGCTCCTATATGCCCGTAGGTATTAACGAGAATATAATCTTGAAAGAGGTTAACGTTAAGAAAACTGAGAATGGTCGTGATTTTCTGGAGTTTGTTTTCGAGAATGAAGACGGACAGACAGCAACCATGACTGAGTGGAAGAACGAGAAGAATATGTGGATTAAGACCGACGAAGATTTGCAGCGTCGTGATAATCAGCAGTTTGGTCGTATTCTACAGATAATTGATGCCGTAAAAGGTGGTCATAATGATTTTGAGGGAAATTCTTTCCTTGAGATGATTAATTGGGCTGCCATACAGTTTGCCAATGGTGATGATAACAAGGTTCGCCTGAAGGTAACATACGACAAGAACGGCTATACTCAGGTATCTAAGAACGGTATTTTCGTTGAGTCTATGAATGTTGCAAAAGAAGAGTCGCAGATTAAGCTTTGGAAGAACGATCTTCTGGAGCGTCCCGTGAAGGCTGATGAAGAGAAGCCTAACGACCCGCTCGCTGGTAACAGTGCTCCGGTGACTGCAGACTCTACAGGTGCTGACGACCTGCCTTTCTAATATAGAAATGAGAAGCTTGCATTGACTCATTGAAGGGTGAAATCAGATATGAGTCAAAAACCTGCTCGGCTTTTAATAATAGAATATGTCTCATAAATGGTCAGTGGTGGAGGACTGATTGGAGAAGTTGAAAAGGATGCGGAGATAAGTAGATTAAGTTCGAAGTACA